GGCGGTATGGGCGCAAGCATTATCGAGGCCCTTGGTATTAAGAGTGATAAGATGGGTGATAAGTCCAGAAAAGAACCGCCTCGTCCTAGAACTACTGGCGGCACAAGAGGTCGCCAAAGGAGAAATTAAATGGCTTTTAGCGGGACTAAAAGTTTCGAGCCTGATGTAGCCGAGTATATCGAAGAAGCTTTTGAAAGATGCGGAATCGAATTGCGTACTGGTTACGATTTGCGAACTGCTACACGCTCTCTCAACCTAATGCTGGCTGAGTGGGCTAACCGTGGTTTAAATCAGTGGACAATTAAACAAAACGCAATCCCGATGCTGACTGGCACGATCACTTACAATCTTGATCCGACAAACTCAACAGCGGCAATTGACGTGCTTGACGTTTTTGTTCGAGAAGAATTTCAGGGCACTAATACTGACATTCCGCTTAGCAGGATGAGTCGAGCAGAATACTCGCACTTAGCAACTAAAACCACGACGGGCAAGCCTAATCAGTTCTTTGTTGATAAGCAGTTGTCCCCAACCGTGACGGTTTGGCCGCAGCCCGACAAAAACAGCACCTATACGCTGTATGTGAACGTCTTGACTCGAATGGACGATGCTGGCGGCGGCGCTAATTCTTTGCAGATGCCTTTTCGGTTTTACCCCTGCCTGACGGCTGGTTTGTCTTATTATCTAGCTCTGAAGAAGGCCCCTGAGAAGGTTCAAATGCTCAAGCAGCTTTACGAAGAAGAGTTTACAAGAGCATTGAGCCAAGACGAGGAGCGAGCAAGCTTTAGGATCGCTCCTGATTTACGCAGCTATAACATCGCTTAGTCGTGGCCTTTGCATCTAACAAGAATGCTTACGGCATCTGTGACATTTCAGGTTTCAGATACCGTTTGCGGGACATGAAAAAGACTTGGGATGGTTATTTGGTCGGGCCAGATCAGTGGTCTCCAAAGCATCCTCAGTTGATGCTCAAGCCGACACCTGTTGACCCACAAGCGTTAAAAGATCCAAGACCTGATCAGGCGAATGATAACAATTTCTTTACGGTCTACACTAATTCCGGCGATGGTATTCTAGGCACACAATTGCAAACATTTGCAATATCCTGTAATGTTGGAACTGTGGAGGTAACCACATCATGAGTTTTACTTTAGCGACTTTGAAGACCGCCGTTCAGGACTATTTGCAGGTTGATGAAACGACTTTCAACGATAACCTAAACACGTTTATTCAGGAGGCAGAGACTCGCATCTTTAAGCTTGTTCAGTTATCTGAGCAGCGCAAGAATGTGACAGCGACGACGTCGAAGAACAATCGGTTCTTGGCAACGCCATCTGATTTTTACTCACCGTTTTCGCTGGCGGTCATTGACAGCGGGACGTACTACTATTTGTTATTGAAGCATCCGTCGTTCTTGAAGGAATATGACCCATCAGTCTCTAGCAGAGGTCGCCCAAAGTATTATAGTAATTTTGACGATGCAGCATTTGAGCTGTCGCCGGTTCCTGATGAAAATTACAGCGTAGAGCTGCATTATTTGCATGAACCTGCCTCACTCACTTCTGGCGCAGACAGCGGAACCACACTGCTTAGCACTGATTACCCAGATGCTTTGCTATACGGTACGTTGGCTGAAGCTGCCATCTTCTTGAAAGAAACTCCTGATGTGATTGCCAATATGGAACAGCGTTTCATGGCAGCAATCGGCAGAATGAAAAACCTGTCCGAAGGTCGTGATACGCGAGATGAGTATCGCTACGATCTACTACGGACAGGGGTGAGTTGATGGAGAGGATTGAGAGTCTTCTAGGAAAAAGAGTAGCATTGATCGGTCTAGGCGCAAGCCAGATTGACTTTGTTATTGGGATGGAAAACAGCAAGCAGTGGGATGAGGTCTGGGTTATTAACAGCGCCTTATCGGTTTATGCGTGTGATCGAGTTTTCATGATGGACCCAGCAAGCCGTTATTTAGACACTCAAGATGCGGGTAATCAAACAGACGTGATGCGTCGATTACTGCCGACTTTTGACAAGCCGATTTACACTTGCGAGCTTGATGATCGAGTACCTGCTTTGGTTGAGTACCCTTTGGCTGAAGTCATGGGTGACGCTAAGTGCGCTTACTTCAACACGACAGTTGCTTACGCTTTTGGGTTTGCGTACTGGAACCGAGTCGGTCACATCGATCTTTTTGGTTTGGATTTTAGCTACGCACACAACATTCATTTTGCAGAAGCTGGCCGCGCTTGCGTTGAGTTTTGGATATCAAAGTGTATGGAAAATAACATTGGCATTGGCACGTCGCCAAGATCAACGCTGCTCGACAGCAATGTTGGTGCGGCTGAGCGTCTTTATGGCTATCACCGTCTTGACGATCCTTTGGTTACTATCGCCCAAGATGGTGAGTGGCACGTCTTTCAAAAGTCTATGATGCCCGAGATGATCAAGAAACATAACTTGGAAACTGTAGACCTACCAAGAGCGCCGGAGCCGTACAAAGGATGATGAAAGACGATATTGGTTTCCAGCTTGGAAACGTCATGGTTGCGACGACTCAAAACAAAGGGCATGACCCAGAGTTTTGGGCGGAGCAAGTCACTAACAAAATTGTGGGTATTAGCGAGACTGCAGCGCCTCATATTCGGCAGCAAGCCGAGGCTTTCAGAAGTCACGTTTATCAAGTAATATTGCAGGGGATGAAGAACTCAATCCGATCAGACCGCGTGACTATTACAAACAAGCTTCGCCAGCAAGGTCACGAGGGCATGGCGAACATTATTAAGGAGCTGTGACATGGCCACCACATCTGCAATTTGTACAAGTTTTAAGCAACAACTGCTTGTTGGAACTCATAATTTTACCAACGGCGCTAACTCATTTAAGTTAGCACTTTATACGTCGAGCGCGACTCTTGGGGCAGGAACTACGGTTTATGTCACCACTGGGCAAGCTTCTGGGACGAATTACACTGCTGGCGGATCTGCGTTAACAAACGTAACGCCTTTCGCTACAGGCGCGGTGGCCGTGTGTGATTTTAACGACATCACCTTCAGTACGGCAACCATTACGGCTCGTTCTTGTCTAATATATAACGACACGCAAGGCGATAAAGCCGTTGCAGCCATTGATTTCGGCGGCGATAAAACCAGTACCGCAGGTGATTTTACGGTGGTTTTCCCGGCACCAACTGCGACTGGCGCTATTATCAGATTGGCGTAATGGCGAATGCCTTTACAAGAAATAGATTTTCAGCCCGGAATCAATAAAGAGGCTACCGACTACAGCGCTAAAGGCGGCTGGGTCGATGGCAATTTAATACGATTTCGAAAAGGTAGGGTCGAGAAAATTGGCGGCTGGGCGCAGCTTGGTGCTCAATACTTTCTCGGGATCTGTCGCGCACTTCATTCGTGGATTTCCTTGAGTGGAACCAAATTCTTGGGGATTGGTACTACTTGGAAGTATTACGTCGAAGAGGGTGACGCCTACAACGACATAACCCCTATCAGGGTGACAACTTCTGCTGGTGATGTCACCTTTGCCGCGTCAAACGGTTCCTCAACGATCACCATAACCGACACGGCCCATGGCGCTGTGACAAATGATTTTGTGACGTTTAGCGGTGCGGCAACTCTGGGTGGGCTAATTACCGATGTCGTATTGAATCAAGAGTATCAAATAGCGCTGGTTACTGGCGTAAACACTTACGAAATCATAGCGGAAGACACAAGCGGAGATGCGGTTGTCGCAAACGCTTCTGACACAGGCAATGGCGGTTCTAGCGTCGTAGGCGCTTATCAAATTAATGTTGGCCTCGACATTTACGTCAACAGCAGTGGCTGGGGTGTTGGGACATGGGGCGCTGGCGGATGGGGTTCTGCTTCAACAATTTCGTCGGTTAACCAGCTAAGAATCTGGACGCACGATAATTTTGGCGAGAACTTAATAATTAACCCTCGTGGCGCTGGTATTTATGAGTGGATCGAGAATTCAGGCGTATCTGTTAGGGCCGTGAGCTTGGCAGGTCGATCAGGTGCTAGGCAGGTTCCTACGGTTGGGCTTCAGGTAATTACGTCGG